TTTCGTCATTTACTAATTCAAAAGTTCTATTTGCGGTTAAATCCCCGCCGCCTGAAATTGATTTTGTACCGCTTAAAGTTCTCGCATTTGTTACGGGCGTAAATCCTAAAACCGTTTCAATTGTTTTATTTTTCCAAAGCGAAGTTGAACTTTCATAAAATAAGCCGTCATTATTTGCAACCGAAGTTATTAAAATATTATGCAATTCTTGTAATTCGTACCCGTTTTGAATTTTAAAAACTATTCTTCCCTGTGTTGGATGCGATCGGGCGCAATAACCAATAAAAACCGCGTGGTCGGGTTGTGTTGGCATCGTTGCAGTAATTCCGCCCGCAACCGTTGGCGAAAGCCACAAAGCATCCCCAGCGGTAAAAGCCGAAGTATCTAAATCGTGCGCGCTTCCAGAAACCCCAATGTAACCATCCGAATTATTATTAATATTTGCAGTAACCCAGCCAATAGTTTTCGAACTTGTTGCTTCGGCGTTTGCCTGTGATAAAACCGCGTTTGGTCGGTTTCCCGTTGCACCTGATAAATAAACAATTTGCCCCTTCGTTAATGTTACGCCCGTTGAATTTCTAACGATAATTTGCACGGTTTCCGCTTTGTCTACAACCCCATCGTTATCCGTATCGTAAACGGCTTTAAACATATCCCCGCCGCCCGGTGCCGAAGTATTAACCCATTTTGATAAAGCGGAATCATAAATTAAAACCTCTCCATTTGCAACCGAAGTAATTTGAACGTCGGTTAAATCATTTAATTCAGTTGCACCGCCACCGCCGTCGAAATCCCCCAAAATTACATTTAATTCATTCAGGAAATCAACGCCCGAAACAGGAAAAATAGAAGTTGACCCGTTAATTAGTTCGACTTCGTTATAATTAATTTCAATGCTTCGTCGGTTAATAAAAGTTATTCGAACTATATCGCCCAAATTAAACAACCGCAAACCGTCCTTTAAAACATCATAATTATTAGTTAGATCGTTTCTTAAATCGACTATTTCAATTCTACCGCCCGCGTTCGTTATTGTAACGTCCATTTAAAATCGATTTCTATTGAAAATACTTCTATTACCACGAACCGAACCTAAATAAGCCGTTCCCGTTTTGTTTATTCGCCCGCGAAAATTACAGCTTGTTTCCCATTCGGGATAAGTTTCGGAATTATCGTTTAAGAAATCAATTAATCTTTTTGCGTATTCCTGAGCCGAACCGCGCGCCGCCTGAATAGTTCTTTGCAAAGTTGGTTCGGGTACTAAATCGCTAAAATCCGTTTTCTTTGAAACAACCCCGTAAGCGGTAACCGTTGTTTGATTTTGCGAAAGTAATCGAGCATAAGCCGAATAACAAAGAAACCCCGCGTATTGTGCTTTTAATTCGGGATAAAAATAAGTTGCTGGGAATGTAGGCGGGTCAACTTCGGTAAAAAGTTTTAAATATAAATCCTTTCCAAGTAATTCATAAAGGTCCATTTCCTGAGCTTCTAAAATATACGGGTCCAATCGGGCTTCGGGTACATTATCGGAAATTGCCCTAAATAACTGAATATCAGTAACCGAAATTAATTTAATTGTTTGCATTTTTTCTGAATGGATTTAAAATTTGTTCTATTTGCTCATTCGCTAAAATTGGAAACGAAGCCCCGATAATTGCCTTTGCGGTTTCAAAAGGGTAAACCCCGTTTGCAACGTTCGTTAATATATCAGTCAATAAATTGATTTGAACGCGATTTAATGCGTTTTGCGGCGTTTTAATATCCGTTTCAATATTCTGTATTGAATTATTATTTTGAGTCGTTAAAACGTTTGCTTCGATATTTGCCCCCGTTGTTAATTGTAAAGGCAAAATAGAAACGGGCTTCCCGATTAAACGCGAAAACTGTTCTTCGAAAACAATTCGATCGGGTTCGGTTTCGGAATTGTAAATAATATAGGCTTCTATTAATTCGCTGGATGTCGCTAAACTACCCGGCTGCAATACACCCGCTAAAATGTTAGGAATCGCAAAACATTTTACAATTGCTTGTTCTACGCTTTTTTCGTGATATTCGAAACGATTATCCACGCCCGAACCAGCGTTAAAAGGTGTAAACGTTGGTGCTTGTTGACCCGGCTCGACCTCAACGTACATTATATTCCCCGCGCCGTCCGCACCTTGAAATTCGGTTAAAACTTGTTGTTTTTCAAAACGTATTTTTTCAGATTCCGAAACCCCGTAATCGATATACATTCCCGAACTTGTAAACGAAGTACGAATGTTTTTGTTTTTATATAATTTCGCTTGATAATCTGTTTCGATGTCTTCGGCTACCGGGTCCGCTAAACCTACGGGATAAGTATTAAAACCCGCTTGCGAATACCATAAAACTTGACCGGGATATTTTGCCGCTTTTTCTGCATAATTCAAACCTTCAAGTTCGTTTATTTCCTCAATAACTTTCGAAGGATCGAAACGGTTTAAATAAACAATATCCGCGCGATTAAATTTAGTTATTTGACTTGAGCCGTCCCAATTGTTATAATATGCAATTTGCCCGTTTAAAGCCAAACGCGTGTCCTGAAAAGGCATATAATTTCTTTCAATAATTTGCCCTAAACCGTTATACTTTACGTGGACCGCAAAACCATATAACGCGGCGTAATCATTCGCGCAAAGATTCAAAAGTTTATCCATTGTAACCCCGTTGCGATTTGTAACGGATTTATAAATTAATGGATCGGAAAAACCGCGTCCAACAATAAACCTTCGAAAACGATTTACGCAACGTGTCGCAACACCTGAACACGCGATTAAGTCGACCATTCTTTGCGGGTAACTATTGTCGGAATCCCAACCCAATATTTTTTCCTGTTTTAAAGAGGTAATAATTAATCGCTTATTGCTTCGCGGGATAGTTATTCGGCTTCCGTTTTCCATTTCAAAAAGAATGATTTAATTAAATTGTTTTTTTTGGTAATCTCCCGCCCTTTTTTTTTGTAATCTTTGAAAGTTTTGGAGCTTCAAATTTACTTGAATCAATGTGAGTTTCGTTTATTACTTCAGGTGTAATTTCTTCGGGTAAAGTTTCCGAAACCTTTTCCGCTTTTGCTGGCTTTTCAATTAACTGAAAAAACTTTGAAAATTGCGGGTTAACTTTTAAAATCGCATCAATTTTTTCATCTGTTGCGTTTTCGGGTGTAATGGTGTCGGGGCTGCCAAACATTCTAAAACGTGTTGTTAGCATTTTGTATTTCTTTAAATTTCCCATTTGTTTTTTTTTGATTTGTTTAAATTCAGAATTCAAATTTACTGAATTATCCCAACCTTCGCCCAAACTACTTATTTTCTTTAATTCGAAGTAAGCATCAACCGCGCATTGAAAACAACGTGCGCCCCGTGGTTCGCGCCCTGTAACCGCCTTATAAATTACAAAAACCCTTTGCATCGCATCCCCTTTTCGAGAATGCAGCAAAGGGCTTTTCAATTCGTCCAGCTCGCGTTTTAGCTGGTCTAAAATCATACTGTGAATAAAGATTCCAAAAACGATTTTGTAGTTGCGTAATCCGTATCGAACAAAGTAGCTGGTAAATACGGCTCCTTAATTTGCTCCGAAGAACTCAAAGTAATCGTATAAGCCCCTTGAGTTTCTGCATCGTTTACAACACGTGTTAAAACATTAATTGTTAAACCTGAACGTAAACCATAGATTTCGAAAGGAACTTCACCGTTAGAACCTTTGAAATTGTTTTCTACAATCGCAACCATTTTAACGTTAGTCATATATTCCAACTGTTGTTTAATCGAACTTGCATTATCGAAAACGCGGAAAATACACTCGTGATTAAAGGTGTTTGAATAACGCGCTTTAACCAACGAACTTGTTGGATCGATTGAGTTATTTTTCCCTTCAACGCGATAAAGAAAAGCACCCGCCGCAAGTGTGAAACTTTCAATTAAATTCGGGTTTGCAATATCTTCAACAATTGAATCAATATCGGCGAAATTCACCAAGTACAACATATCTTTTACACCCGCCGAAATCGGCTTTGTGCAATCTAAAAAAATATCGGAATTAATTCCGGGACAAGTTACCGTAGGCATATTTTTAAATTTTTTTAAGTGAATAAAAAGCGGGGAAATTAACTTTCCCCGCGAATTAATTAATAAGCAACTTGAATTAAATAATCTTGCATCAATTTAGCATCTACGCGATATTTGCCTTTAAAATTATTTAGTTCGGTATCTTCGGAATAATAAACTTTGAATGTTTCCGCATCCGCTAATTTATCGCTTCCAACCGCTAAATTCATTTTGGTTGTTAATAACGCGCGGTGTGGTAAATCGTAAGTCGTTCCATTGTCGAAATCCGCTTGAATTGTTCTATCCCAAAAATCCATTCCGTAAATCGTTACGTTACGATAACGAAGCGTAGAATATCCGTTTTCAATACGAATAAAAGAAGCATCATTTCCTTGACCTTCTAAGTAAGACGCGTAATTATCCAATAAACTTGATGTGCAAATGATAATTTTATCAGGTGCGCTTTTTAAACGTGAATCTGCGCCACTCATTAAGTTTTGAAAAACTTTAAAAGCACGATCAGCATCTAAAGCTAACTGAAGAACTTTTGTTGCTTCTGTATTTTCATTTATTTCGTAATAACGTGAAGCATCTCCCGCAACAACCGCAAAAATTTGTTTCCACAAACCATCGATAATTGTATAATCAGTCAAAGAAACGCCGTTCTTAATTACGCCGCCGTCTACTACATTTTCCGCTAACTTATCGTTAAACCAAATGATGCGAAGTAAATCTTCTTGAGCCGCCGCCGTCATACGTTCAACAACAAACGAAGCAATTGTAGTTCCCGTAACGTCGCTGCGATCCATTCCCAATCTTTGAGCATAAACCCAAAAAGAATTAATCAAATCTTCAGCGCATAACTGCAACCAAATTTTAAGGTTTTCAGGCTCCCAAAACTTTTCCGTCATTGGAATATTATTCGAGCTTACACCCGAACCGCAACCCGCGTCTTTCTTAGTAATTTTTGAAAGTGTACCCAAAAACGGAATTTGTTTTTTAGTTACGATTCCATCATAAACCGTCATTAAATCGGCAACCGCTGGATTTTCAAAAATACTTTCTATTACTGCTTCGCCTATGTCGCGAGCTTCTTGACCGTTGAAGGTCAAATCTGAAGGATCTAAAATCATTTTTTTATTTATTTAAAAGTTAATTAAATTGAATTAGTTTTTTGCTCTTTGGTTTGGTTTGATTGCGCTTTTATCGAAAGACGAAACCGCCTTTGTTTTCGAAGCACCTTCGGCGCGACCCGGTCCCGTTTGAACGGTTCTTTGTGCTTTTGCGCTTGGTGTAAATTCGCCCGTAATATTTGACAAATTCGCAATGATCGGTTGAACTTCAGCTAAAGCCGTTTCAAGTTCTGTAATACGCGCCTGTAATTGCTCAACAGATTGAGAAACTACGGGGTTAATTTCCGTAATAATTCCCGCAACAGTTACGATTACCATTCCTGAATCCAACGTGTGCGCCGCGTCGGGTGCTAATTCGCCTGTTTCAGCAATGTAAACCGTCATTCCTACGGCTAGTTCGCTTTCTTCGGTGTCAATAAATAACGCGGTCCCGTCCTCTAAAAAGGCATCGAGATTTTTTACCGCTTCACCCGAAAGGGCTTTCAAAGCGCGTTTTGCAATCGCTTTAAAGTTTTGTAAATTAAAGTTTGGCTTGTTCATTTTTGAGTTTGTTAAATTATTGTTAGAATTGTTTTCGTTGTATAATGCTACGGCTTTCATCGTGTCTATTACCTCAGTCGCAAAACCCATTTTCACGGCTTCGCTTGCTGAATAATAAGTTTCTATTTTCATCCAATTTAAAATTTCAGCTATATCAATTCCAATTTTTTTAGAATAAAATTTTGCTAACATTTTTTCTTCTTCTTTCAGCATCGAAGCGTATTTTTGCATCGAAGCCGCGTCCCCTTCATTTGCGCCCCACGGATTGTGGATCATAAATTCAGAGTTACTCGTAATTTTACGAACGGGTGCCGCTAAAAATATAACCGTTGCAATGGATTTACATTCGCCCTCTGCAATTGTTTCTAAATTAAAACCTAATTGTTTGGACTGAGAAACTAAGTAATCGTAAATCGCGTAACCCTCCGAAACAAAACCGCCCGGCGAATGAATGTGAGCCGTTACCGTTTCCCCTGAATGTACCGCGCCCATTTGTTCAATAACATTTTTTAAAAAAACGTCTTGCCCTATTACGCCGTATAAATAAATATGGTGGTTCATTTGTCAAAAGTATTTTATTAAGTAAATTAAAAGTTTATCATTAAGATTGTAAATTACTTTTCGGATATCCATTTTAAAGCCCGATAAATAGTTTGAATTCCGCATTGATATTTTTGCGCCGCGTTGTAAATCGCATCCATTCGCGTTTGCCCAATCTTTTGGAACGTGTCAACATCGAAATAAATGTTTCGGTATTTAATCGCAAATGGTTCTATTAATCCAGCTTTATAAAGTGAAATAATTTCGCCCGAATCGCTCAAACGTTTAATTATTTCTAATCTTGTTTCCTGTTTAAATTGTTCCATTTACGCGGACCTCTGAATAATCAGATTGTTTTTTGTTTATATCCGTAACCCTCACAATTGGAGAAATACCCGAAATAGCCGAAATAAGGCGCTCAGTTGAATCATTTGTTGCCGTTGGGATACTTGCCCCGCCGAAATTAATAACGCCCGTTGCAAAGCGATTTCGAGTATTGAGAAATTCCAATAAGCCGGGATAATTACTTTGCGCGAAATTAGTTCCGTTTGCAGTAATAACCGATTCTCCCCTTGAAAGTCTTGCGGGTATCGAATCGCTCGTTTCGGTTCCGGGTCCGTTTAAATCAATAACACCCTTTGCGAAGCCCGGAGCCGCTGGGGGTTTCTGTGATCTAATCGCTGCGATTTGTGCCGCCGTTGTAGCCCCCACAATTACCGCCGCAATCGCACCCGCAATGGGTCCAAGTTGGAACGCTTGAATAATACCCTGAGCCGCCCCGATTAACGCCTGTGCAATCTGAAACGCCTTTTGTGTTTCGAATTCTTTTTTTGCTACTTCGTAACGATCTTTAGCCGCTTTTCTTTCAATCTCTTTTATTCGTTTGGCTTTTTCCGCTTCGTTTAATGTCGAATTGTTAATTGCTTCTATTTCGGCTTGTTGGTTTGCATCAATAGCGTTTTTTTGAGCTTCGAATCGTAAATTAACTATGTTTTGAACTTGGGATAAACCTTCGGAAATTGCTTTTATTGCTTTGTCGGCTTCTTCAATTCCTTCGGGCGAAAGTCCCAGCGATTCGCCAAATGTAGGTTCATCAGGTTTGACCTCGCCTAATCCTTTTCGGGCGGCTGCTAAAGCGGTTTGAATAGTTTGAATTCCTTGTAATTCTGTTTTCGTTATTAATCCATCAGCTCCAGCATATTGAGCCGTTAACGCTAATTGTTGTTCTAAACTTTTAATTTGTATTTCAAGTTTTGCGGCTTGCTTTTCGGCTTCGGTTTGCGTGCTTAAATCAACGGCGTCTTGATCTAATTTTAATTGCGCGTTTAAAGCTGCGATTTGATTATTAAAATCTTCGGCGGCGAAACCATCTTTAACCTTTTGTATTTCCGCTTGTTTTAATTTTTCTATTTCGGCTTCGGTAAATCCTTGAGCGATTAACGCCGTTTCCTTTTGTTTAAACGCGTTTTCCTGAATAGATAATCTATTTGCTAAAGAATCCGTTTCAATCGCTAACAACTGAGCTTCGACCGCCAGCGCGTTATCAATTACCTTTTGCCCTTTTTCTTTTTCGGCTTTTTCTAAATCTTCGTCAAATTTTAATAAAGCGGTTTGTTTTTGGGCTTCGATTTTTGCGCGTAACTGAATTTCCTTTTCTCCATTCCCAACTAAAACGGCGGCTTTATCTTCAAAAGTTTTAGCTAACTTTTCACGCGACGTCAAATTAAATTCGTTTTCCAGCGAAGACAAAGTTTCAGCGTATTTTTTACGTTCGGCTTTTGCATCTTCAGCGGCTTTTTTATTATCCTCTTTTATTTTATCGTTTTTTTCCGTTTCTGCTGCAATTTCTTTTGCGGCGGTTTCGGTTTTTGAATCTAAAACTTCTTGTTGTAAACCTTGAATTTGACGGCTTAAATTTATTTGCTCTTTTGCGCTTACGTTTGCGGCTTTTGCCAAATTTAATTGCGCTTGTAATTGAAGTATTAATTTATTTGTCGAATCTTCGAAACTTTTTGCTTTTTGTTTTTCTAAATCAATAGTTGTTTTTCCAGCCGCTGAAGCTAATTTAATTTGTCGATCAAAAGTTGCACCAACTATCGAATTATAACGGTCGTATGAATCTGAAGCATTTTCGATCGCGACCGCTTGTTTACTAAATTGTTGAGCGGCGGAATTTGCGGCGCGTTCCTGTTCTGTTGTTAATCCTAAAAAATCAGTTACCGCGTTTTTAATATCGTCAAAATAAATAATTAATGCGGCAATTCCACCAATTAAAGCCGCAACACCTAAAGTTGCAATTGCCCAAGCCGCTCCCGAAGCAACCCCGAACGCTTTTGTTATTACAGTTAAAACAGTTGTGCCACCTGATAAAATCGCATTTCCAGCAATTAATGTTTTTTGCCCGGCTGCTGCAAACGTATCTATAATCGCGCTCCTTTCTTTTACGATATTTGAAATATTTTGCCCGATTGCAAGGGCTTTTGTACTTGCTGCAAGCGCATCCGTAACGTTTTTATTTTCGCCAAAAGCCAATTTAACCAATTCCGAAGCCGAAGCCGCCGCCGCGCTTGTTGCAACAAAATCCTTTAAACCTTTGTTTGCTGCAATGGGTTTATCTTCAGCTCCTAATTTTTTTATTTTATCCTCAACATCATTAATTGCTAATCCTAATTTTTCCGCTTCCTGTTGAGATTCGGTAAATTGAATTGAACTTGGATCAGTTGCCTCAATTGTTTTTCGCAATTCGTCCAACTTTGCCCGCATTAATTCCAAAGTATTTTGGTAATTACCTACGTTTTGATTCCCTTGCTTAATCCCAGCGTTAAAAAGCAAAAGACCTTCCCGCGCGTTGTCTACTTGCTCTTTTGCTTTAAAATAAGCATCCGTAAAAGTTACTGTCCCGTCTGCATTTGTTTTTAAAGTTCCTGTTAAGTTTTTTAATTCAATTTCCGCTAAAGTCGAATTTCTTAATAGTTGTTCGTAGGAATCTGCATTTGCGTTTAGCGCTTGGGCTTGAATAAATAATTGGCGTTCGTTATTGGAAATTTCTTTATTTAAAAATTTAATTTCCGTTGCGGTTTTAATATACGCGTCTGTTACTTCGCCTTGATTTTTTAAAAGTGTTTTATTTTGCTCTTTTAATCCAGCAACTTGATTTTTTAATTCAGCCGTTTTTTTAATTACGTCCTCACTTTTGAATTGAATATCTAAAATTAATGTTTGCGTTTCAGCCATAGTAAAAAGTTTTTAAAATTAATTATCCAATTCGTAAAAGTTCAACGGTTGTCGATTCGCTTGAGCTGGTGAAATCTTTAATCTCCTGAACGTAATAAAACCCCGAAGGATTTTCCAAATAAATAGGAATCGAAAAGTCGAAATCCTGAATGTCGAATTCAGTTAAACGAAAATCTAATTCAATTTTTAAAATGTTATTTGTGATTCCATTAAACAAACTTTCGTAAAATGTTTCATATAAATACGCCCATTCTAAATTAAAAGTAAAAATACTTTGCGATTCAAAACCTAAAAAGGGAATGTTTGTGTTTTCTGTAACGTTTGCTTCGCCAAAACTCGAATAAATTACTTCGGTGTTTTCAGTAAATAAAAATGCAATTCGCGGCTTTCCACTAAATTTAATTGTATTTTCAAATGTATAATTTGAATTTAATACTAATGAAGGATCGTAATTATTTAAAAAAATTGTATTAAAACTTTTATTTAATAATCTTGAAAATGTTGAATAATTAAATTCACTTTTAACATATTCTATTTCTTTCGGCAAACTTTCGTTTTCAATATTAATTGAATATCCAAAAGTCGCATCAGGTAAATATTCAAAAGTATTTAATTGCCCGTATCCCTCAACTTTAAATGTAAATGTTGGATTGTTCGATAAATCAATTTTAGTTTGCCAATCTTTCGCAATGGATTTATTTTCGTTCAATTCATTAAAAAGCATTAATCGAATTGTTTTATCGTATTCATTAACAATTGGAATAATACCAAACAAATTCGATATTTCTTTTATAAACTTTCCGCAAGTCCAATTCGGTAAACTTTCCTGAATGTTATAAAGGCGGTTAAAATGTGAAACGGTCGCGTTTGCTATTTTTGTTGAACTTAATTTTAAATATTGAAATTCTATTTCTCCTGATAAAATACCAAAAGAAAATTTAAAAATCTGTACTTCGGCAAAAACAAAATTTTGTTGTTGCGGGTTATTACTTGGGTTTAATGTTGTTTCAATAAAAGAATCAAATGAAGCATTAACAACGATTTGACCCGTAAAAGTTTCAATTGAATTTCCAAAATGTTCTACAACATTAGATTCAGATAAAACACTTGTAATCCCGTTTAAACATTCGTAAACAACTATTTTTAATAAAAATTGTACAACATTATCAACTTCAGCGGGCGATATTTCAATTTGATAATCTAAAGTGAATTCATATTCGCCCGGAATTTGCAAAAAATAACCTTTCTCTAAATCTACTACACCCCATTTGTCAACAAAAGCACCGCCGTTTATATCTTCGGCAAATGTCCAATCACTATAAACAGTTGTTGCATACCAATCCCCATAAGGTGCAAAAATTCCAAAAGGAACGTCCATTACTATTGAGCATTGCAGTTCTTCAATATTTCGCGTTCCCGTTTTGCAGCTTATCGCTGGCATCAATAAATTTTCAAAATAACTTTCGTCCCACGGACCACCGTAAAAAGTATAGCCGAAAGTTTCGCCTATTTTTTGAAATAGATATTTGACAAAAACCGAAGGAACTATTCCTAAACAATTTAATGAGCTTACAAATTGAGATTGAACCCCTGAATCGTGAATAGCGTAAATGTAACCGTCCTCGAATGTATTTCCGATTGTATTAATCATTTCGGTTTTGGTCCACAAATGATCGAACGCGCTTAAATCTAATTCACGCAAAAATGTTTTTTTAATTAAATCAAAGAAAACCGCATTATCGGAATTAATTAAAACCTCGATTCGTTCGCCTAAACTTTCAAAACTAAATTGCGCGGCGTTCATTATTTCGATTCCATTTGCAGAAACCGAACCCAATTGTTTAATATATTTTTTTGTCGAATTATCGCTTCCCTGAACCATTCCGATCGCGGCTAAATTGTTTGCCGTTGCGGGTAAATTTAGTTTGTTTGTAAAGCTCGATTGACGTTCTAAAGTTCCAATATTTGCCACGCGCTTAGTAGTCGAAATAATAGTTCCCGAATCTAAATCTAAAGGCGTTTCCCCGATTTTAATTATTTGACTCATTAGGCGTATTGATTAAAATATTTCGGTTTAACAAAAGTAAGTTCGATATTAAAGTAATCGTCTTTCGTTGAACGAATTTGAAATGTACCCGGCTCAACACGAACCCCGATCCATTTCGAAAGGTCTTCATTATAC